AAAACAAGCCTTCGCCCAAAACTTGTCGTGGGCGGGTAGCAGTAGACGATGACTCCGCACAGCTTCTCCCCACGTTTCAGACAGAAAATCTTGCGCGGAGCAGCTATCTTGTGGCTGCGATAATGAAATGCGGCAAGATCTCGCCAATCCTTCGTTGTCCCTGCTTCTACCCGCATCTCCTTGAGCAAGCTGCATTCTCTGGCTGGCATGTTTGGATAGTATGTGACGGTGATTTCTTTGCCGTATCGTTTGTGAATGTGCACTGAAGGCTTCAAGTCTTCCAACAGGTCCGTGTGGGTGGTCGCTGCAATCACGCATTTACCTTCCAAGCGAGCGATTTTCTGCAAATTGAAACTGACGATCTTGGCTGTATCACGATCCAAAGTCGCCGCAAACTCGTCGAGAATCCACCAGTCCCTGTTGCTTTCCAACAGTTTCGCAATCCTGTACCGGTACTTCTGCCCATCGCTGAGCTGCCTGTAACTGCGCAGGAACAGGAACGCATCATTCAATCCCACACGACTGAGCAGTTCGATGGCTTCTTCCACGCTGGAGCCCACCGTCTCGACAAGCGACCTATCCATGTCGAACTGGACGTCTGCAACATCCACAGCGTCTTCGCCCAGATCCTCCTTGACGACTCGAAGAAGAACACTTTTCCCGCTTCCACTATCGCCCGTGATGTAGACCACATCTGTAGGTGCTATCTTCAATTCAAGATTGTCATACACGACGAACTTTTCCCACTTGTCCAAGCCGAGCCCGAAGCCTTCAGCCACCGCGACAACTCTCATGCTGGGCTTGGGAGCGGCAGTTTCATACGCGATGTTGACGAGAAACTTGTTTTCGGCCCTGTCATACGTACGGCGAAATTGGCTAATACGGAAATATTCCCCGCGCCTTCTCATCTTCCAAACCCCGCAACCCCACGTTTCACCAATTTCTTGCGAATTTCCTTGATCTTACCCAAATCGGAGACTCTCCAGGTCCGCTGGTGCGGCGCCTGTGCTGGCGAGACATGCCAGTCCTATCGACCAAAATCTGTCGTCATGGCTTCCTTGAGGGTGAGAAAAACTGTAAATCTCCATTCCAGGCCGCTGCTCCCATTGTTCACAGTTCAATTCTGCCTGAACGTCCATATCGAACGGCAACTCGAATTGTCTACGAGCCCCTTCCGGCGGAACATCTTTGTCACTTTTTCGTACGCTCAACATTTTTTGTTTCAAGAAACCTGCAATGCCATGTTTGGAAGGCAACGTGAAATCAATCCCTTTCAGTCCTGGAAAGTCGGCGCGTTTAATCTCTTCATCCATGCCCAACGTGCCAGTATGATCATAATAGACCCTCTCGACACTTTCCCAGCGGTCACAAATCGACTTGATATAACCCATCTGCGTCACATAAGGTGTGCCGAGCTGAAACTGTTTACAATGCACCAACGCCAACACGTCATCTCTCTTATCGACTACTGATACTACGCCAGGATCTCTTTCTCGGCCCAGGTCCCACCCAACATAAAACAGTCCTCTTATGTTCTGTTCAAACTCGGCAAATTCTAAGTCTTCATTTTGGCATTTTATGATTAGGCTGCTCGGCAAGAAGCTTGTTTCATCATCTACGAATGTGCATTCCATCTCCCGTTTCCATCGCCAACTTTCGCCAGCGTATTGTTCCCGCATGATTTCAACTTGCTGCAAATCCAAAGGACCGTATGGCTTCAGAATCTTCTCCCACGTCAGCCAATACCGGGGAGGATCATTTTCGAAAGTGTTTCCGCTGAAAAACTTGAAGCCCTTGTCATAACACATCTTGTAGTAGATACTGTCTTTGTTCCATGGCGTACTCGCAACGTTGATGTAAACCGTTCTCGTCAGAGTCATCGGAAGCAAGGCGCTAAGCCACAGATCCCTATCTTTTCGGATAAAATTCATTTCATCAATGCTGATCTTTCGGGGACCATGACCCCTGATCGTGAACGGCTCCGGAGTTTCTGCAAGGATAACGCTTCCATTCTTGAAACGAATGATCGTTTGTAGTTGTTCGCTGATAATGGCGTTGAAGACTTTCTTCTCCATCCTGGCAAGATGATCATGCAGGCCGCCCTCGCCTTGAAAATAGATTTCCTTGGTCTGACCGAACTTCGGCATCAAAACCAGAACTTTGCTTCTGGGTACTGTGGCTGCAAAGTGAATATCGCTTCCACTCATAACCGTGGTTTTGCCGGCTCTCCTTGGCCAACGCAAGACTTTGAGAGGCGCCGGATCGTGGAGAAAATCTGCCTGGTACACGTAGGGCTTAAGATGAAGGATCTCCTCAAAAAATGAGGCGGGATCCAAGGGAATTTGTACGTTGCCAATCTTTTGATGCCGTTGCTTTATCCTTTCAACATGACGCCAAAGCGTCTGAGGATTATCTGACAAAACACGCCAATTTTCAGCCAATTCCAGGCGCCCTTTCCAAGCCCTTAAGTTTGGCTAACGCTTTCTTGATCTCTTCCAGATCCTGCAGCCTCTTAGGTCGCAACGAAAGATTAAGCAACCGCGCAGCCAATTTCGCGTATTGCAGACTCAGTTTCTCTTTGTTCCTTCGGGCGAATTGCTTCGCCAACTCGTAACATTCAGCCGCGAAAATACGACAGATCTTGTCTCGATCCCCAAATGATTCAGCCTCAACAAAGTCCTCACCAGAGAGTCTGCGTTTGGGAGCAATCTTTCCTGCGATACGGCAGAAACTTCGATAGGATGCATGAACAAAAAAACTATCTTTTTTTTCAACATTCTCTCCCAACCGTTCACACGGCGCCATTCTCATTGTTCCTCCTTCAAAGCAAAAACTGCCTTTCTGCCTTGCCTCTCCTTCAAAACCACGCCTCGACGGTGCAAGACATTAAGGTATAGACTTTCAACTGCTCGAGCTCGCCCAGTCATCGCCGCAACCTCATATGCCGTGACGGGATCTTTCAAGCCCTTCAAAACTTCCAGCGTCTTCTGCTCCCCAACATTTACTAAAATTGTAGAGCCTGATGAAGACGTCGCCCTGAAACTCAATGTCTTCAGATCCATAACAAACTGCTTACTCAAGACGCTTGGAAGCAAATCGATCCTGACTTGAAGCATGTGAACCTTTTTTATGAGCCTCTCCAAAGCTTGGGAGACCATATAATTCGAAACCATCTCAACATACCTTCTGACCTACGAAAATGCCCATCACTGTGCCGCTTAGGCCCGTGATCGCTGCGAAGACTTCGCTGTTCCAAGCATGCATAAACGCCATATGCGCGATTTGAAGGGCTGAAAGGCAAAAGGCCATGCCAACCGCGAATTTCACAACGTAAACAAGTTTCTCATTAGCCTGCACGATAATTATCTGCTCCTTTCCACGGCCTTTATGGCGAATCTTCCTGGCAAGTGCCCGTTTAATGAAGTCCGGCATGATTTTTCACCCGTTGCTGAAAAGTGCGCTTGCCAAACGCTCTTCGGCCGCCCATCAGAAAACTGTTCACTAACTGGTTAGCAGTCTGCTTCGGGATAAGGTCCCGAGCGAGAACCGTTATGCTTGCAGTCCACGTAAGCGGTACCGCCGTATAGTCAATATCGTAAAGGCCATCGGCATACCTGAAACTGTTCTGGGCGATGACGACGTGTTTGTTTCTTTGGCCAAGAACGCCAATGAATATGCCCCAGCTTTTGACGGGAACGTCGACGGCAACTCCGCTGCCAAGGCTCTTGCCGACGCTTGCGTCGGACCATTCGACACAGACTAGGCTTCCAGGCGACAGGTTCTCCAATTCCTTCAAGACCTGTTTCTTCAAGCTCCAAACCCCTTCTTCTTAGCTTTCTTCAATCTGCGGTTCCTGCTCAACCTGCCCCTGATCTGCAGGTTTCCGTCGCCGTCTAGAAGCATCAACACAGCACCCTTCGAATTGAGAAACGCCAAACCCTTCGGCAGCCCGAGCTTCTCAGCTTCGGTGATTCTGAAACTGTTCTCAAACACGACGTCAGTCGCAATGAAGTTGCTGCAGTTCACGCTGTTTGTGGCTATGCCGCCGTTGAAAGTCACCTTGTTCGAGTACACGTTCGGACAGCGAGCCTCATCCAAAACACCGCTTGAAATGTTGCCTGCAGCATGGTTATGGGCAGCCGGCGAGTACCGCCCGTTCGGATCAACATACATCGGATCAAACCCTCCGCCCTCGGCCTCAAGCACATAGCCGCTTGCGCCACGCGCCATACGACCCAAACCAAACTGGCCACTCGTGATTATGGCCGCGTCTGCAACTACATTCTGCAAGACCCTAGCATCCGTGACAATAATGTACCCAGCGACAGTCAAAACTCCGAAGTATCCCGTGCCGCCAACGTGCAGGTTACTCCATTTGAGGGAGGCACTCCCCAGGTCGTATGTGGCGTCGGCGTTTGGCAATAAGTGAACTGCTACGCCGCCGAGAAGGGCTTTGACTGAGCCGGCAAGGTAAAGGTCTCGCCAACGCTTCGGTGTACTGCTCTCGCCCAAATCATACATGTTGTCCGCGTCGGGAACAAGATTCTCAAAATGATAGTTTATGCCATAGATGTTGCTGAATCGTTTGAGAGCTGATCCCAAGTTTCCGCTGTTATCAGTGATGGGGAGCAGGTCTGTCTTCAGTTCCAGCAGGCCAGCCCCAACTCGTTTGAGCCAAGTGTCAAGCGCCGAACCGCCGCCGGGACCAAACTGAAGCATGCTGTCGTCAAGTTGGGTCTTAGGATTCGTTTGGCCAACTACCCTTATGCGAAGATACCCGTACAGAAGGGAATAGAGCGAATGGACTTCTTTCCAATGCGCTGACTCCGAACCAAGGACCCCATATTCGTTGTCGCTCGGCTCAAGATGGTGATCCAGAGAGACCGAGCCAGCCTTGTTTCTCGTTCGAAACTTCATTATCGCCGCCGTGTTGCTGTAGGGCCCTATCCAGCCGGGCGAAACCCAACCGTCCAACGCGTCCCAGCCTCCATCCTGAACGGTAGCCCATTCAGCCCCAGTGTCGCCTCCTCTTTCATGGCCAACATGATGGCTTCCCAAACCGCCCCCATAAGACACGGAAGGTATGCCCCTCTTGCCCAGTTTTGTCCTCGCAAGCTTTTCCACGTTTACCGTCGTCGTTCGCAGTCCGTACAGGTAGTCGGCGATTTGAGGCGGAACTTTCCCAAGCTCCAGCACGACCTCAAGCGTCTGCGTCTTCGCGTCCAGAACATATTCGACGCTTTCAACGCGAAAATCGCCGTCAACATTCTCGTTCGGCAACATCACATGGCACTTGTCACCCGCCAAAACGGGCGTGGTCCCATAATCAAGCACGGTGCTCCGCACTGCGAGATATTCTGCGGGATTCTTGAGAAAATCCAGGAGGGCTCTGGCTCGCAAGTCGCACTCGTTGTCGCTGACGAGCTCCTCATCCGTCTCCGTCAGCTCCCGAAGCCCGTAGGCCGTTTGGCTTGAAGCGTCTTCGCGGACTGCGGCGTATCTTCGGCCGCCAAAATAAAGCGCATCAACCCAGCTGCTTCCCTGGCCGACGCCGGCAAACCAGAAGTCAACGCGGACCTTCTTGACTTGGCTCCAGTCAAACCCGACTTGTACAGTGTCCCATTCGAGCTCGTTTGCTAAGCCGACTTTCAGGTCGGTCTTGCGCCATTCGCCAGGGCCGATGGTGATGTGCTTCCAGGCATCAAGGCCGTTGATGTCATAGAGTGCGACGCTGACGTCTCCGCTGAATGCCTTCTCGAGGACCGCGTAGAAGCTCAGGATCGGGTAAAGGTTCGTGTTGACTTCCTTGCCAGAGTTTAGCGTGAACATTCCCGAGGCGTAGTAAGCTTGAACGTTGTAGCATTTGATGCTGTAGGATCCTTTCATTTTGGTGCCTGCGTCCAAAGAAACGGTTCCCGACGGAGTCGACCAGACGCCATCCGTCGGCGTCAGGCTTTCAGTCCACTCGTCCTTGTCCAAAGGCACGCTCTTGTCCGCGAGCCCATACACCATGATCTTATTGCGTATTCGATGAATGTCCTTCCTGTACTCGCTGACCTCGACAATCTCGCCAAGGTTTACCGACGACGCCTTGCTGTTCTTGGGGAAAAACTCGAACTTGCCATCAGGCGCCACACGAAAATCATAGCCAATAATGCCGGCTTTGTCGCTGCTCTCCGCAATGTACTTCAAGACATCCCATAAGGGCGTATCCTCGTACTCGAGCAAAGTGAACGTCGTATCCGTGTCTTCCACAAGCTCGGTGCCGTTTCGGGTGTGGCTGAGCAGTGCGTAAGAATCCATCAAGTCCTTGACAATGGCCTCGCCCTTCTGGTTCGCGTATTTTTTGGTGACTACGCGGCGGAACAGTTTTTCGCCCCAACATCTGCCCTCAACCCGAAGGTAATGCTCATCAGGACTTGGACATTCGTACTTGACGCTTTCAACACGGCACGTGAGCACCTGCGGAATGCTCAAGCCTCTTCCAACGTCAATGTACCCGTCCATGCCCACCGTTATGGGCGCTGAACCGCCAGGACTATACTTCTTGTCCCAATTCTGCAGCAACACTTCGAAGCTGCTGACTTCTTTGCTGCAGCCAAGATGAACCCGCAAATCGATGACGTCAGCCCTGGAAACGCCCACAACGTCAAAGCCGACGGTAGCCATCGGAATGTCAACGCTCACCAGAAAACCACCATCATCGAGAACAACGCGAACGCGCAGATCCAATACCACAAAGGCAGCCGTAGAACAAGCGGGAAACCTCCCCAATTCGTCCAGTCATCTCGTCTTGGCCATCTCATCTCAAAAATGAACCAGGTCACGTCTTGCAGAAGAGGCATCATAACTAGCCCAAAGACCCAGGTAACGAAACACAAGCTGAAACTGACGGTTGCAAAAAGCCCAAACATGCACAAATGGTAAAGTTTGAAGTGTTTCAGGATCGAATAGTCCATGTCGGCCTCGAAGAACACGCGGTTTTCCATGAAACCGTAAAAGACCGCGAAAACGACTGCTCTTAAGACGTCTGAGTGTAGCATTATTCTACTCCTCGCCGGTACATGCTTTCTTCTCCAGCCCTCTGGACGCTTCGGCTTCTCGTCGGCGTCTCGGCGGCTGCATTGTTGAAGTTCTGTATGCCCTGAGTCGCACTGTTCATCTGTGAGGCAAAATAGGCCATGGCAGCAGCGGCAGCAATAATCACGCCGATGCCGACGCCTGTTAGCGCTAGGAACGTGGCGTGGCTAATGTTGAGCGCGTTCTGTGCCGCAACGGCCAGCCACGTGGCGGCGGCCTTGATTTTGTGCGCTATGCTTGTGGCAATGCTTGCGCCTGCGTTCGAGGTTTCGGCGGTCGTGTTCAAGGCGATGCTGGCGGTGTGGCCAGTCGTGATAGTCGTCAAATATGCTTGGACGCGCACGAAGGCGCCAAGGAGACTTATCACGCTCATGATTGTGCGAACCCACTTGGCACTCTCCTTGTCCACGAGTCCGAAGTCTCCGGCCAAGCTCGACACTGCAATGCCCATGTGCCCAACGGCTGAGAACCCGCTTGCAACGGTCCGGAGGCTAACAGTAGTGGCAGCCGCTTCGCTGCTGAGCTGAGTGAAACTGCCTGCAGAAAGCTTAACGTCCTCTCCCATCTGAGCCGCTGAAAGAGCAGTTTCATCAAAAGAAACTTTAGCCGCTTCAATAGGGGACACGTTGATCGGGGGAATCTCTGGAACTTCTATCGGCGCAAAACTTATGCTGATAAGGTTGCCTTCGACCTGAGCCTTGAGGCCTGCAGCGTCCTCGGCGACCGTGTTGATCGTTGAACTCGCAAAATCTTGCACGTTCAAAGTCATGGTTTGGCCAGAAACCTGGGCAGCCATGGCTCCAGCGTCAGCCGCCACCCTCGCGAATTCTGCGCTCGCCAAGTTCTGCGCAACGATTGAAACGCTGAGGTCGTTGAAGCTCACTGGAATCCAGCCTCCGCCTTCGCCGCGTCAATCGCTTCAGAAATAGCCTGTTCGAGTTGCGGAAGATATTGTTGAATTGAAGGCCACAAGTAGGGCCTGGCTCGCAGGTATCGTGTGCCTAACTCGACGAACAAGGCGTACGTGGCTTCGGCTCCAATGTTGACGGTCCAATCCTTCACCAGAGCGTATATGGAGTCCCGCAAGTGCCCAGTTCTAACTGGCGCCCTTCGTATTGCCTCCGTTTTGACGTCTTCAGCCCAGCTCACAAGTTTAGTGTGCACGTATCTTTGCATTGTCGACTCGAAAGTGCGTATTGCTGCCTGTAACTCTCGAATTCCTTGTATGTTGCAGGAGACTTTAATGGCCATGTAGTCTTGCCTCGTGTTTCGTTTTTTCAACTTCTGTTTCGGTTTGCAGGTCGATCTCGTTCAGGATTATGAGGAATTGCTGGATTTTTCTTGCTGATTCGTTTCCAAGTTGGCTGGGGGTCCATCCGAACTCTTTGCAGAGTCGGAATTCGGTGAGGATTGTGTTTGGCTTTTTTCTGCGGATTGCTCTGACAAAAAAACCGTTTCTTCTTTGCTCACGTTGCAAAGCTTGTTCGCAGTGTTGCCCAGCAGTTCGCCGAGGTCGACAGGTATTCCCTCCGTTTCGTCCAGCAGTTTCTCCAAGGTTACGGGCCTGTTTTCAGGCTGTTCCTTCAGGCTAGCAATGATGGTTTCGGCTTGAATTGCGACAAGATCGCTGCATTCGACTTGTCCGGTTGTCTTGCTGTATTTCGTGTGTTTCTGGATGATGCGACTGCGTTTAGCCCATGTGATCGTCCCGAAAACGTAGCGTCCCGCATACTCTTTGCCGAACCGTTCATCGAGGATCAACGCTTTACTTCTCAATGTTCACACTCTCCATGACTTTGATGCGGTTTTCCGCTGCCGTCTCCAAGTCCGCCAGAACGATTATCTGCAATGCTTTTGGAAGCTTCATGAATCGGTCCCGCAAGACCCCGAAAAGCCGGACAGGCATGTTTATCCGCTCCCCGTGATCACGATGGTGAAACTGAAACTTTTCAGACCCGTTGTCGATTGGTTCACGGTTAGCGTGAAATTGACGGCAATCACCTCGTCTGCGCTTATCTGTCTGCCCTCAGCATCCCAAATGCAGCCTATGAGGCTCGTAGCGTTCAAGGGATTCCAGTCTTCAGTAATCATCGAAACCGTTATGGCCACATTGCTTGTGCTCTTCAGATACGCCGAGCAGTTTTTGGTTTGTCCTGGTTCCAGGAAGCCCCAGTCAATCATTGTCAATTGCAATGTACAGTCTGCGTCATTGAAGACGTCTACGCCGACGGATTTGACTTGAGCCCTACTTGGCACTCTGACGGCTCCCGAAAGCAGTCCATAAGTCACCAAGGACCCTGCAAGAGCCCCAATAAC